CTTCTGATGGTCACACGCCCTCAAAGCGAAATAGAAGATTTCGACGCCGCCGCAGAATGGGTCGGAATGCCAGAATTTGTTGGCGAAGATGAAGCCCATAAACGCTATTGCATGATGGTGTACTTCGATACCCCAGAAGATAGACGTGATTTAATCGAGCAGATCACAACACTCGACCCAGGTTTCACAGCGGATAAGTCAGATACCAAGTCGGCGTTCTCAGTATGGTGGCCCCCACGTCCGCATGATGATGCCAGTAGTATCCGCTTCCAAGGTTAATAGCTGATGCCAAACCTTAAACCGATATACCCGATATATGTGATCTCTAAAGGGCGTGCTGACGCTTGTAAGACAGCAGACTTCTTGATTCGGGAAGAAGTCCCATTCCATATCGTCATTGAACCTCAAGAAAAAGATTTATATGCGGCAAGATACGGGGAGGAGCGTTTACATATCCTCCCCTTTAGTAATCTAGGGCGCGGCTCAATCCCGGTAAGGAATTGGGTTAAAGAACATTCGACAGCTAACGGCGATCAACGACACTGGATACTGGACGATAATATGCGCGGCGTCTATCGCTGGTATCGTGGCAAGCGTATCTGGTGCGATTCGGGAGCCGCGTTACATATCACAGAAGAATTTATCGATCGCTATACCAATGTAGCTATTGGCGGTCTGAATTATTCGTTCTTTGGACGCAACCCGCGCCAAGGGCATAAAGTTCCGCCGTTTCGCCTTAATTGCCACGTATATTCCTGTATGTTGATCCTCAATGAATTACCCCATGAATGGCGTGGACGTTATAACGAAGATACCGACCTCTGCTTACAGGTATTGGCAGACGGTTGGTGCACTATTCAGATGCAAATCTTCTTAATAGATAAACTGCAAACTATGACGATGAAAGGGGGAAATACCGACCAACTGTATGACGGGGATGGACGGCTATATATGGCTCGCTCACTAGAGCGTAAATGGCCGGGTGTAGTCAAAACTACTCGAAAGTTCAAGCGACCACAGCATCATATTAAGGCTAATTGGCAACATTTCGACAATAAACTAATTAAACGAAACGATGTTGATTTTGATAACCTTAAACTGATCGATGAATACGGGTTAAACTTGCAACAGGTCAAACCAGAGATAGTCAGTAAGCGGATTCAAGGTTATATGGATGAACAGATAGCAAAAACAGGGCAGACGGTAAAGCCTGCGCATCTTGTGAATACCCCTCCTAGTCGGTTCGTTAATGTCTTTTTGAATAAATATGCCAGCATGTATCCGATAAACAGAGACTTCGCTAAGGATATGATCGATCAGATATTGCGGCATAGAGGAACGAGCAAAGAACAGCCGATACCCCTACCGCAGTATATGGTGGAATTAGAAGGTAGATGGTACGACTCGCTGAATAGCGGCGAGCCAGATTATGCAATCTACGATGACGATTACTATTTCACGGACATGTGGGTATGCTGGGCGATATATAGCCGAAACTATCTGCGTACTTTATTGAAGCCGAATGTGTACCCCATTGTCGAGAATGTCAAAACTATCGCTGACCTGGGGTGTGGTATCGGTTATACAACGGCTGGCTTCAAGCAAATATTCCCATCCAGTGAGGTTATCGGTACGAACCTAGAAGGAACGAAACAGCACGACTTCTGTAAGGTTATGGCAGATGCGAGCGGCTTTAAGATGGCTTCGGATATACAAGGACTCGGGCAGATTGATCTGGTATTCGCTTCTGAATATTTCGAGCATATTCTTGCACCGATAACCCATCTAGAAGAAATCCTGGCAACACTCTCTCCTAGATTCCTTTATGTGGCTAATTCGTTCAATACCCATTCAATCGGACATTTCAACCATTATTCGGTAGAACGAAATTGGTTGCCTGCATCAAAGTTATCGGGAATATTCAATAAAACGCTATTTGCTCACGGCTATCGGCAAGTCGAAATTAAAGCTTGGAATAATAAACCCGCATTGTGGGCAAAGGATGCTCAAAACTTAGAAGCCCTAGGAGGCTCAGATGGCTAACGTATATATAGTCGGCGGCGCGGGATTCGGCGGTTCGGGGTTAGCTAAACACCTCGTAGCACGCGGTCATAAAGTGACGATCATGGATAGGGTCGGCCCGTTACAAGCACCCCTATTGCGCCCGATCATCGATCAAGTGGATTACCAGTGGGCTAGTTTGATGGACATCAAATCAACCGACCTAGTCGATCAAGATATAGTGATACATCTCGCCGCCCAAGCCGACGTGCCCTATGGGTTCACTGGTGCGCGGCAAGTCACGATGGACAATGTATTCGGTACAGTTTGTCTATTAGAGGCACTAAAAGATGCCCCGTGGATCAAACGTATTATCTACGCCGGCTCAGGGAATGAATTCGGTAGGGCTGAATACCTCCCCATTGACGAAAGTCACCCTTTAACCCCGCATAACCCGTATTCATTCTCCAAAGCGGCGGCAGAGATGGCGTTCCGTGCGTGGCGGTTAAGCTACGACTTGCCTGTAGTGTATATGTCCAATGGTGCGGTTATCGGCCCGAATATGCGGCGTGAGATATTTATCTATAAGTGGTTGCGTAATATCGCATTAGGGCGTCCAATCATGATTGAAGGCGGCGACCAAACCCGTGATGTCACCCACGTAGACGATGTAGTACAGGCCTGGATCGCGGCAGTAGAGCATGAAGGCGATGATATTATCGGGGAGAAATTCCAAGTCTCTTACGGGGCAGAGTTCAGCATCGATGCTCTAGCGGAAATGTGTTACGACATAACCAGCCCGAATATCAGACTCCCTATCATCCATCAGCCTTACCGTCCTGGCGAGGAAGGCCAGAGGGAGTTATTCACCAATCAGAAAGCACGCGATTTCTTGGGGTACGACCCACAGATTGACCCCGCTACCGGGATAGCGATGACCTGGGAATGGATACAACAAGATATAGTCGAGGAGATAAGGACAGTTAATGCCGGGTGAAAGTAAACTATCGCCTCGCCGGATCGAAGCGCAAAATAAACAGCAACAAGCACTAGAATTGCGCATGGCAGGCCGTACTTGGCAAGAGATCGCCGACCACCTTGGCTATAAAAGCCATACTGGTGCTATAGAGGCTGTCAAAGTAGCCCTCGCACGCTCAAATCACGAGGCAGTCACAGACTATCGTAGTCTGACACTAGGACGTTTGACAAAGGTACTCCAAGTACACTGGCCCTTAATGCTCCAGGCTGACGCGGCATCGAGCAAGCTGTGTCTGCAAACGATCAAAGATATGCGTGAGTTAATGGGGTTAGATTCTCCGGTACGGTTAGAGCATACAGGTGCCGATGGCGCACCCATCCAGCATGAGGTGATGACGTTAGACATTGGTGACATTACCAGGGCAATCGAAGTCTTGCGAGATGCTGGGGCAGTCCGGCTGGAAAGCAATGGACACGCTCCAGCTTCCCTGGACGGAATATATCCCGCACAAGCCAACCCCTAAGCAACTAGCCTTCCTTCTATTAACCAATCGCGAAGCGTTATATGGAGGAGCGGCAGGGGGAGGTAAAAGCGATGCTTTGCTTATGGCGGCGTTGCAATACGTTAATGTCCCAGGCTATTCTGCCCTGCTATTACGGCGATCCTATACAGACTTAGCGTTGCCAGGCGCGTTAATGAGTCGAGCCAGGGAATGGTTAATGCCTTCCTCTGCGGCGTGGCGCGATGGCATGAAAACATGGGTATTCCCGAGCAACGCTACGATCACCTTTGGTTACTTAGAGCGGCCTGGCGATGAGTACCGCTACCAGTCCACAGAGTTTCAATTCATAGGGTTCGATGAATTAACGCAGTTTAACGAGAACCAATACAGGTATCTATTCAGCCGCTTACGCCGTACAGCAGAAGTAGGTGTGCCTCTCAGGATGAGGTCGGCAAGTAACCCTGGAGGGATCGGGCATGAGTGGGTACGGGAGCGATTCATCGATGCAGAGGGAGTTGTCGAAAGCCGTATCTTCATCCCGGCGTCTCTGCCTGATAATCCGTACCTCGATCAAAACGCCTATGTAGAGTCGCTGAACCAACTCGATCCAGTAACCCGTCAGCAGTTATTGATGGGGGATTGGTCGGCACGTCAGCCAGGCAATCTATTCAAACGCGAATGGTTCCCGATCGTAGACGAACTGCCCGTGATGCGTAATCGTAGTGTCCGCTTCTGGGATTTAGCGGCTACACCATTACGCGCAAACAACGACCCAGACTATACGGCAGGGGTTCGTGTCGATTACGGTTCTGACGGTTTGTATTATGTGGTGGATGTGCAGCAAATGCGCGGAAGCCCAGCAGAAGTAGAAGCGTTAATCAAACAGACGGCGGCGATGGACGGGGCAAGCACTCATATCTTCATCGAGCAGGAGCCAGGGGCGAGCGGGGTAAATACTATCTACCATTATGTCACCAAGGTATTACCCGACTACACGGTACGCGGCCAGCGCAATACAGGCTCTAAGGTCGAAAGGGCAGGGCCGGTAAGCAGTCAGGCAGAAGTGGGGAACATACGCCTGTTACGTGGCCCGTGGTTAAGCCGTTTTCTGGATGAAGTCGAAGCGTTTCCATTGGGAGGGCATGACGATCAAGTGGACGCTCTGTCTGGATCGTTCATGCGGTTGCGGAATATGCACTCGCCCGAACCCCTGGTGCACCAACTAGTTGGGACGGGGCGAATTAACCCGGCAGACAATCCCCTAGGACTCGACCCCGGTAATCCGATATATTGGGATAAACCGTAAGAATCGTGGGAACTACCGTGCATGAGCCGCTGTTTAAGGGTGTTGTAAGAATAAAGATGGGGTATTAATCATATGGTTATGACGAATGGCCTTGACCCTGTATCCGAATCGCTAATGCGTTGGATTCAACAGCAAGCGGATGACAGGCGTATCGATTATGAGTTAACTCGACAGTATTATGGCGGCGACCACGATACTGCTTTGACGGATCGTTTAAAGAAGTTCCTCCCACCTCGCTTACAGTTTCGCGATAACTTCATGAACGTGGTGGTGGATAGTTTGTCGGAACGTCTTACAGTTCTGGGGTTTGATATTGAGGACGAAACAATAAGCACATGGGTAGGGGAACTGTGGGCGCGTAACCGTATGGATTATATGCAGACCGTAGTGCATACAGAAACTATCATGATCGGCGATAGCTATGTGCTATGTGACTGGGACGAAATAAACGAACGTCCGCGTTGGACGCACCAGATGGCAGAGATGATCGTCCCGCATTACAACGAGAATACTCGTGAAATAGATTGGGCGAGTAAGAAGTGGGTACAGCGACCTCATATCGGAGAGGAGCCTGAAACTCGCCTGAACCTTTACTACCCTGATCGCGTTGAAAAGTATGTCGCACGAGGCGGGGTATGGACGCGATTCTCTGAGCCGGAGGAACTCTGGCCTGTGCCGTGGGTCGATCGCTCAGGTGAGCCTATCGGTGTGCCTTTAATCCACTTCCGTAACCGTCCAATGGGTGGAGACTTCGGGCAGTCGGAGATTATTAACGTCATACCGATGCAAGATTTGTTAAACAAAACTCTGATCGACTTGACGATGATATTAGATACGCTAGCCTTCCCGCAACGCTACACCTTGAATGTGAATCACGGATCGAGTCGGCTGGACATACTCCCAGGTAGCGTGACTGAATTCCATAGTGAGTACGATGGCGGAACTGTCGGGCAATGGAGTGCCGCCACAGTAGACGGGCCGCTGAAATCTATTGAAACCCTGGTACAACATATAGCGGGTACTACCCGCACACCACAGCATCTGTTTCAGATTATGGGTGGCGTACCCAGCGGCGAAGCCCTTAAAACGGCTGAGTCGGGCCTGGTAAACAAGGCAAAACAGCGCATGGTAAACTTTGGCAATGCCTGGGAAGATGCGCTGATGATGGCGATGCGAGTACAGGCGGCTTTCGGGACTGCGTTACCTGATATGGAAGAAGGTGCTATTCAAACAACGTGGGACGATCCCGAAACGCGGAACGAGCAAGCGCATATGGAGAGCCTGAAATCAAAGGTGGAGTTAGGTATTACTAAACACCAGATATGGAGGGAGATGGGATATACACAAGAACAGATCGATCAGATGGATGAGGACGGGACGCAAGAACGCGCATCAGAGACTAATATCGGTGCGGAGATATTAAGGAATTTCCAGGCCGGAACAATCTGATAAGAGTAGAGGCTCTAGAAGCCCATGACGCAAATAGCTTTACCTGATTATGGCGTTAATTCTTATATGAATACCCACGAAGGTTATGTCTGGCGTGGGCCGATAGTTCAATTAAACATTTCAATCTCAGAAGTAGAGGATCATGCTCGCAGGCGTCAGACCTACAAGCGAAATATAGCTGAGAATACTAAAAGAGTAGATATTCGTAACAGTCCATTGATAACAGAAATGAACGGGTTAATAGGAGAGTTTGTCGTCGCACAATATTATTCAGACATACTTCAGGAAGACATTCAGGTTAATCTCGATCACTTAACTGGAGGAGATGATGGGATCGATTTTCACAATCTGAATGGACATTCGGTAGATGTTAAATTCATTAGCTTCCCTTCGGGTGATTTAATCTTTACCAATCTGATGAATTTCAAAGCAGATATTGCGATGCTTGTGGTGCCAGTTTGCAAGGAATATCACGGGTTCTTAAAGGATGAGCATCCTGTCTTTCGTATAGCTGGATGGGAGACAAAGGAAGCCTTTCGAAGTGATCATATATACCATTCACGATTAGATGAGGATGGCATGGAGCGTGCTTCCGGAACGTGGTGGGGTTACGGTAAGACCCAAACGTCTATACCGCGAGGATGTACAAAGTGTGATTACCATGCCAACAAAATTCGCCCAATAAAGATGCCGAAATAATGCCACCACCAGAAGTACAGCGCGCCGTCGAACAGATGGCGAAGCAAGTGATCGCGTTAGATGCGGCGACTGCGGCTCGTTTGATCGAGGAATACGCCACTGTCTATGCTCGCTTACAGCGGGATACTTTGCGCTTATTGAACCTGGCAAAACGCCAGGAACTAAAACCGTGGCAAGTGATGCGACTGGAAAGATACCGTGCACTTGAATCACAGTTCCTTTCTTCGACTGTTCGGTTTAGTCGAGCGGCTGGAGGGATCATCACTGAAAGCCAAAGGGCGGCTGTGGGATTGTCTATCAGAGGCGCACCATTGACTGCCAACGCGGGATTACCGGCAGGCATCACGTTGGATAATCTTGCGAATGTCGGGATTAGTTGGAACCGTTTGCCAGAAGAAGCGTTTGAAGCATTCGTCGGTGTAAGTGGTGACGGCGCGCCTATCGGTAACCTGTTGAGTGAGTTGGGGCCGAAAGCGTCTGCTGATATTAAAGCGACGATACGGGCAGGGATAGCGATCGGGGAAGGGCCGCGCGCTACCGCTGATAAGATACGCCGGGTAGCGGGGATGGATTTATCCCGCGCTCTTACTATTAGCCGTACAGAGACGCTTCGAGCGCACCGCGAAGCCACGCGCTTGAACTACGCGGCGAACAGTGACATCGTAAAAGGATATAGACGCCAGGCGGCACAAGATGATCGCACTTGCATGGCGTGTATTGCGTTGGATGGTACACTGTACGAATTAAATGAACCCCTGGATTCCCATCCTAATTGTCGATGCGCGATGCTCCCTGAGACGATCGATTACAAAGATTTAGGCTTGGACGTGCCTGATGCCACGCCTTTACCGACAGCACGAGATTGGTTTGCTAAACAAAGCCCTGCACGCCAATCCAAGATGATGGGAGCCAGGCGGTTCGATGCGTATAAAAAAGGCAAGATAGACTTACCAGACTTGGTTACTATTAAGTC